ATAATAAATAATGGCGATACGATCGATTCACTAATAAGGCATTACGCAAAAAACGAGTCTCGAGAATCGAAATCTTACATTTCAGAAGTCGCGTATCTGAATAACATTGAATACCCGTATGTCGTTACAGAGGATGATCCTGTGTTCGAGGCTTATTTAGGTTCTTACGGATACAAGATTTTCAGTTCTAATGGAGAATTCACGCAATACATCTATAACATAAACATTGTCGACACTCCAGGAATAAACATGACTTTGTTTGATTCTTCTATTGCAGACGAAACGCAGTTTTTGATTCAACAGCCCGAGGTGATCGAACAAATAAAGACATCTAGTAAGTTCTTTGTCATTATTATGAAAGAAACTTATTCTAGTAGATGCTACGCTCTCTTTGGAATGACAGATTCTGAATCTTGTTCTATGTTTGCTGCCGACAGCTATGTATTATGCGCTCTAGATAAAGGTAGATCTTACGACATCAATACGAATACTCTATTTGAGATTTTGAGTCCGTATACTATAACTTCAGACTTGATCGATTACTATGGCCAATCAGACCTTTTCGACGCTCAAACATCAGATGATCTTTATGAGGTTGAGTCGATTGTAATAAATGCAATCTACGAGCAAAACATTGGATCGTTTGCATCGAATGCATTTCCTTTTTTGAACTATGATTCAACTGCTGAAGATCTTGATGCTGAAGCAGCTCGTTTTGATGCACAAAAGATCTTCTTATCGGGCGATGCAAACAATAATGGATACGCTATTTTGACGAACTTTGTTGCTGTCGGAGGAACCACTGAGAGTGATTATTCTATTGCGGCTTACACTCAGTATCGTATTCTTACAAATGGTCAGGAAATACTTCTTCCTTCATTTGAAGATAGCTTCATTCCATTCGCCGATGTTTATGCGAAGGAAGATACTTATAAGATCGATCTCGATGCACGATTTGAATACCTGGATGATCAGCACATCTCAATACTTCCAGGGTATGACGATGTGGCAGGAGTGCTCGATTTCAAGCTAGTGAATGGAATAGAGAACGTTAGACAAGCTATAAAGAACAGGCTAGAGTGTCCTCAAGGAGGACTCATACTCCACATGGATTATGGAATGCCCGATCTTCTTGGCAAAAAGAATACTGCGGAAAATCTGATTTTATTTAGATACAATCTATTTCAGCAGTTGGTATCAGACAATAGAATAAGATCGGTCAATAACATGAAGGTTTCTTCGAAAGCCGATGCTATCATTGCTGAAGCTAATGCAGTCCTGGTAAATAACGACGAAATACGTGTAAACACTACGTTTTAGGATGAGATAAAATGACAGTACAGATAAAAGATGCCGATACTATAAGAACGGACTTCATAAACTTTCTTCGCTCTGCGATAGAAGAAAATGGAGGCCCTAGTGTTACAGATTATAATGTCGGAAGTGTTTTGAATGTTCTAACTGAGGCTTTCGCAGATGTTTTAGAGAAATACTATTTTGACTTATTTCAGGTCACTAAAGAATCTCTAGAGAACATCTACAATGGATTCAACTTCTATAAGATGCCTGGAAAGAAGGCTCTTGTTGAGTTGAAAATCTACATTGATGCCGAGCTTGCTGCATTGTCTTCTCCCACATACTTCTCTATTCCTCGAGGCACGACGGTTTCTACAGAGGATGGAAGTATTGTTTTTGAGATTATTGATGATTACGATTCTTCGAGTATCATTGTTTCGGCGTCGGGCGAGTTTACAGGAAAAGCAGAATACTCAGTTCGAGCACTCGCGGTAAATGATGGAACAGAAGGAAACGTAGCACAGAACGCCATTACCAAGTTTGTCTCTTCGATAACAAATACGAACAACTTCTCATACTGGATTAGAAACTCTTCGGCTTCTGGTGGAACAGATGCTGAATCTGAAGAAGACATGAAAGCAAGATTTCAAAAGTATCTCATTTCAATGAGGAGAGGAACAAAGGAATCATTAGAATATGCTTTAGCATCTAATGCGGCTTTTACAGGTCTGATGTATTCTATAAGCGGATATAGGCATCTTTACGTCGTAAAGCAACGCTCTGGCTCTATTGATACAAATAACTACGATATTGATTTGACTCTAAACAATAAGTTTTATCCTTCATATTCGCTTCTAACCGATGAGGATGCCGCGACAGCTTCTACATCAGATCCATTTTATCTATACATAGGAAGCGACGAAAAGTTCTTCAACGTTCTCTTCTCAACTCAATCTATACCTAATCCTGCAACAGTGGGCTCTTACGATATATTATCGACGTCGTCTAATCCTACGCATGGAGGAATCCAATATTGGGATTCAAATAGCCAGAGCTGGCAACTCGTTACGCCATATAATATCATAACTGATGCAGAACATCCTCTTGTTGAAGAACAATATATTTCATGGACTCTTGATTCAACGAGGTGGGGTAAATGTTCGATAAGAGATTATTCCGCTTATTTTATAAGGATTCCTATAGTTAAATCTGATTCTGGTTTGAACTCTTACGACGTTTTCAAGACGATGACTTATCCATTCCCTGGATACATAGACATCTATTGCTTGAAAAACTATCGAGATAATGTTACAGATGACGATAAACAGCTCATCACAGAATCTATTGATGCCTTCAAGGCAGCTGGTGTAATAACGACTGTCTCTAATGCTTCCGTGATTCAACTTCATCCGACGATCATTATTCAAACATCAAATTTGACATCTTCACTTATTCCTTCTGATATTGTCGAAAGCATCATAAATGATGTAACAACATTTTCAAATGGTAAAAATATCTCTATCGACTTTTATCGAAACGAGCTGTATTCGTACTTATATTCACGATATAGTCAATATGGAAATCTTTACGTCTATTATAAATATGATCCTTCAATCTACGAAGATGTTTCAATCGGAATATATAAGGAAGGATTTAGAGATCAGATTTTAGACGCATCAATAAATGAAAAAATAGATCTCATACTTCCAGATGTTTACATTATTCAGAATCTAAACTCTGTGGTGAATACTCTAACCTCAGGACTTTATAATAACAACTATTACAGCTATTATGCTGACACTCTCTGCGTTTTATAAGAAAAGGAAATAAACATGCCTTACGATCAAATGTTTCGAACAGAAACTTCTCCTTTCGATCATACAATATGCGCTCGATGGCCGTATGTTTTGTTTGCAGATCAAGAATGGGTTTCGTCATCGTATTTGAACAATTCATTGGAAGGAGAACTGTTCACACCCGATGCAGCATATTCAGACGGTTCATATGTTATCACAGACGAAGGCGCTTATTTCAAGCCAGATTTTTATTTTTACAAGGCTGGCGGCCCAGATTCAGCTACTCCATATTCTATAAGACCAAATACGCAAAACGGGCTATCGATCAATAGCAGCAATATATGTACGATCATATGCACTACTTCGACGACAATAGCAGTCGGAGATATTGTATCTGTTACAGGTCAATACTGGAGTGCCAACACTCCTTATATGAATGGAAGCTATGTTGTTAGAGCAGTCGACACAACAACTAACGCGAATGACACAATATCATTCGAATACAATACAGGGGGAGTAGCATACGCAGCTACTTTATTCAATTCGTCATTTGCTAATAGATATTTGAGCAAAGGCCCTGTCTTTGAAGTCAGAGATAATCGGTCAACCTCTGCAGCAAAAGGAAAAAGCTTTACATCGATAATATTTACGCCAAAATATTCATATTATTGCTCTACTGCTGCAGACAATCAGAGAAGTGCATGCATGGATGTTTATACAAGATTTAGATTTCAACTTGGTCACGATACTCTAGCTCAAGGTGGAATAAACTCAAATCTGTTCAATGTAATAGATGAAAGTACGGGATATAATATAAAGCCAGTTCTGTGGGCATATTTCTTTGGATACAATCTTGAAGATGCCGATGCTGATATATTGCAATCTTCGGGCAATGTTTTTGAAGTCGCGTTCAATTCATATGCTGTTATTTTGAGGCCTACCGGAGAAGGTTCAAGACTTGAGTTTGCCTTTGTGAAGTTTTCGTGGGGAACAGATTGTAGAGATTGGATGAATTCTATCATCGACAATAAGCTAAAACAATACACTGTATCTGAGAATCTTTTAGGATATTTAGTTTCATCAAATCCCGATGTTCTAAAGACCGGCGACACTCCTATTGTCACTGAGTTGGCAGTGTCAGATTCATTTGCTTATAACTCGGAACTTCCCACAAGGTTCAATCTAAAAATAACTGTTAGAAAGCATCTTCTTACCGACTCTTCGACAGATAACACTTACCTTGTAAATCTTATGGTGAATGACGATTATAATAGTTTTGGCCCGCAAAAACATTACGATTCGATTCTTCATACGTATATTACAAGGCCGAATCCTATAACGAGAACAGTTACAATGTCTGCAACGCCTCCTTATCCAAAGTCAGCTCTACTAATGCCAATGTTTTATTTCAAGTTCAATAATATCAACGACGAAGTGACAGGTGCCCCCAATATATTTGAATCGCCAATATATGCTGGTTCTAGCAAGATTATTTTAGATAATCTTATTCTTCGACCAATTAACGCTGCACTTCCATCACTAGTATAAAGAGGTAATCATGTCTAGACTATTTTCAAATAATGCAAAAACAAGATTAGCAGCCGACATAACTGCAGAAAATGGAATAACTTTCAGCGTTACAACTGGTGAAGGCTCACTGTTCCCCACGATAGCGCTGGCAAGCACCGACTTCTTTGTCATCACATTAGAAGATACTGTTGGGAATAAAGAAATAGTAAAAATAACATCTCGTTCTGGAGACATATTTACTGTTGCTTCAACGCTGGGAAGAGGGCTTGAAGGGACTACAGCTCGAGCGTTTTCTGCAGGGTCTCTTGTTGAGCTCCGCTTGACTTCTGAGTTTATCGATCACATAAAGAAGGGCTCTTTTACTTTTGTCATCGATGGCGGAGGAACAACCATCACAACAGGAATAAAGGGATTTATTGAAGCGCCCTTTGACGGAACAATAAAGGGAGTAAAGCTATTTGCCGATCAAGAAGGTTCTACATCTGTAGATATCTATAAAGACACTTGGGACAACTACAATCCCAATATAAATCCCGATGAATCTATCTGTGCTCTTTCAACAAATCTTCCTACTATTACTGTGAATAATAAGGCTGTTGCCGACCTGACAGGATGGGCTGTCGAGTTTGAAGAAGGAGATATTTTCTATTTTGAAGTTGTGTCATGTACAGATATCACAAAGCTAACAATATCAATGTCAGTTGAGAGATACTAAGAATGTTCAATTCAATACCAGTAGGGTTCTCAGAAGTAAATGGAAGCAGTTGGCTTCCTGAAGAACCTGTTTTGACTATTCAAACAGCTGAAGATTTCAACTCACTTAGCTGGACTTCTTCTAGATTTACAGACTTCTTTAGAATCTACTGGTCTAAAGATCCATTTGATGAAATAGATGAAGAAGGCGTAAACGAGATTATCTTGAGCGATACTGGTTCGGCATTCTTCCCAGGACTAACGCCAGATGTCTTGGTGACTTATACGCATGAGTTTCCTGCATCTTATAGCTTGTCGGTTCTTTATTATAGAGTGTATGCATACAATAAAAACGGCGGAACTTTATCAAATCAGGTCGATTCATACAACTTCCGTATAGCGATTTATGAAAGCATTTATGAAAAGACGCTCGAAGAAATGACACTCAGATTTACTCCAGAGCTTCGTAGACAGTATCAAGATTCAATACTGTGGCGTTCGTTCGTTCAGTCTCTCTGCTCAGAACTAGCTACTTGCAGATTTGAAATAAAAGAAGCAGTAAAACAGCTCAACATACAGAAAGCTGTAACTTATTTTCTAAATGCTTGGAGTCAGCTCTCAGGAATCGTCAGACAATCAAGAGTAGATACTCTAACTGGAGAGGTAAGACCAGAAACAGATGTAGAATACAGACAACGATTAATGGATAGCATCTTCTGGGATAGAATCTCAAATGTCGCATTGAAGAAAACAATGTTGCTAAAACTCGGGTATGAAGTCGACGTAATCGATGATGGCGTTAGTCCTAATGAATTCGACAACTCTACTCTTGGTGAGACAATCTACGAAGCGACGCATGACGCTGTCTTTACGCCAGGCGAAATGCTAACTTTTGTATTTATTGGTCCGAACAAGACAGCGACATACGTTTCTGATACTGGAACAACTTTGTCGTATAGCGGATCATCGGGACTTTCTGGTCTACTACCCAGTAGTGTACTTGGCTTTGCTTCAGCGATGGTGACCATACCTTCGTCTCCTCCTATGGGCGATCCAACTGGAACTATGGATCATGGTGAAATAACAAATGCATTTGGCACATCATTTACTCCAGGAAATCCAATACGATTCTTCAATAAAGACTATGTTGAAACAGCATTTGGAAAAATAGTTTCAAATGTCGACAATACTATAAAGTTTACTCTTATAGACGGAACTCCAAGTCAGTATGACGTTATGGAAGACATGACTACGTTGTCTAGATCGGTTCTTGTTACTGATGTAGAACTTTCTTCGTCGGTGAATGTAAACTCAAAACTATTGTCAAATGTTTATCGTATCGATTTGGGTTCTAAGCTTTTACCTGACAGCACTCTCAATGAAATCTACGATTATATTTCTTCATTTGGTTCAATAGGAAATGTCTTGATAGAGATTCTTCAAGATATCTCTCAGGAATTCAACGATTGGGATGCTACATTTGGTTCTATATATTATGGACCGATATTCATGGCTGCTCCGCCGTATTCTTCATCGGCAATATATAGAGCTGGAACGCCCGAAGTTGGTGAAACTCTGTGGAGTATTTCTTCAGTTATTTATTTAGACAATCAATACACTATGGGAGACGGCCGACTATTTGATCACAACGACACTCCCGACGATTTAGTGATTCTAACAAGGATAGAATAAGATGGATAAAATCTGTAAAAAGTCTAGAGTAAATGTAATAGTTCGCGATAAAGAAACAGGTGAGGTTCTATTTGAAGATCACAATCTGTTCGTCATATCCGGAAGGCAGTTCTTGGCTCAGCTAGTTCGAGGAGTCTTATCAGGATTTGGAGTTGAATATTATACTTGTGATTTAGCTGAAGGTTCTTCTATTCCCGAGCATGAAGATATTGATATTTCGTTCGATCCATCAACAACGGTTTCTGCTGTCAGAAGCGCATCTTATCCCATCGAGCTCTCAGGTGAGCCTACAGGCGTTCATTTTAGATTTTCTTATGAGAACTATGAGATACCTGCTAGGTCAGTCGTTATTAGAGAGTTGGGTTTATTTTATAGACCCGATGCTGGAGCCTTTTTCCCTGCTCGCGACCCTGACGATAGTGAAGGAACACGAGGAATAATGTTAGCAAGACTGAAAACAACGCTAAACTCTATAGTCGTCAGCGAAGGAAAAGCATTGACGATTGATTGGAAAATAATATTTTAGGAGCTATAAATGGCTATTACATTACCTTATCCCACTAACTCTAGTTTACTACAGTTTACAGCAGAAACTGTTCACAACTATAGTAATCATAATACTCCTCACCAGAGATTGTTAGCAAATGACACAGCAATAAAAGCTGCAGTTGATGCTCTTCAATCAGATGTTTCTGGAATAGAGACGTCCATTTCAAGCCTTGGATTTCAGATAAACAAGATTCAATTGCTTACTGGAAATGATGCAGGAATGTTTTCAGCAACTCTAAATGATCAAACATGTAAATTTATATCAACTTTTACAACAAATGGATGGCGTGCATATCCATCATTGGCGACATATACAAAAACAAATTCTTCAACTTGTAGCTTGCTGGTTTGTTGGATGGCTAGGATATATTTTCTAACAGATTCTAATTATGGAGGTCAATTTGGTTTTTTACCAATATTCAAGGGAACAACTGATTATAGTCAATCTTCAGCTTCAGCTATTGGTAATCAAGGAGGAGAACACAATAACTGGACAGATTATGCAGCATCTCCATGGAGTTATCATACTTCAGTTACAGGAACAACAGTGACGCTAGGAATGAACATTTATTCTACAGGAAGTTGTCCAGGTCAAAACACTGCTACTTCTTGGCGTCGAATAGTAAATCCTAGATTTTTAGTGATAGAGTTAGCATAATGATAAAACTAAGAGAGCTCTATAATGTCTACAAGGTGCAAGTCTTCATTGCACTCGCGGTGCTGATTCTACTCATAGCAGCTGTCTTCATCGGTAGATGGTACGCTAAAGGGCAGGCTCACGAGTTCGCCCAAGGTCTTCACGAACAATGGCGTCTTGAGAACCAAGCAATGTATGACACTGTGATTCTAAATACTTATAAACTTCAAGAACTAGAGAAACTCTACAACGAGCAGAGCAAGACAATCGCAAAGCTCAAGAAAGAACGAGAACAACATGTTGATAACGTCATCAAAGAAGGCGACCCCAAAAAGATGGCGGGCCTTTTTGATAATTTGATAGATCAATATGAAATTCCTAAGGATTTTGGGAAATAGAATGTTTATTTATAAAACCACAAACGATATAAACGGCAAGATTTATATAGGTAAAGCTTGTAGTAAAAATACAATGAAAGATAGTTATTTAGGTTCGGGTGTCGCTTTAAAGAAAGCTATGAAGAAATACGGCCGAGCGAATTTTAAACGAGAAATAATAGAATTTTGCAAAACAAGTGATGAAGCTAAAGAGCTTGAAAAACTTTATGTTTCAATTTATAAAGAGATTTACAAGGGAAGATTTTATAACATTGCTGATGGAGGTGGAGGAAGAGGTTCATTTAGACATGATTTTAAGACAAAATTAGGAATTTCGAAATCATTAATGGGAAGAGTCTTGTCTGAAGAGCATGTGAGGAACATGTCTGAATCTCTTAAAGGCAGACAGTCATGGAATAAAGGAATGAAAATGAGCGAAGAATTTAAAAAAATATGTTCCATGTCTCATGTTGATAAGCCTTTAAAGGCTAGTCATAGAAGAGCTATTAGTGATGGACAAAAAGGACGAGTATTTTCAAAAGAGACCAGAGATAAGATTTCAGTTTCTAAAATGGGCAGAGTGATTCCAGAAGAAACTAAACGTAAAATATCAGAATCATTAAAGGCTAAATATTGCATGAAAAAAAGTAATGAACAAAAGGATCTTCTTATATGAAAATAATTTGTGGTTTTTTGAATGCTTTGATTTTCTTGTGTTTTATTTTTGTATCTATAGTTCCCGCTGCTGAAATTGATGACACGAAGTATGTTTTAAAGGGAGAAATTGTACCATTTACGGGATATATTGTGGCTCCTTCCAGATTCGAAAAAGTTATCGTCGCTATCGCAGATCTTCAGAGTACGAAAGAGGCTTATCAACTACGTACTCAACTCTACGAGCTCACACTCAAACAGAAGGAACTCGCCGAACAAAAGCTAGAAATGAAAACGCAAGAATCTGAAGCAGTTGAAGAGAAACTAGAGGAAAGAATCGCAGAACTAGATGTTTGGTATCGAAAGCCCTGGTTCGTGTCTACATCGACTGCTGTATTATTTATTGTTGGTCTTTTGGCACTTTAGCGTAAATAATTGGCTCAATTTTGCTAATTTATAAATAAATTACAACGCTCTATACAAGCTACACGGAGATTCTATGTTTGTCTATAAAACTATAAATAAACTAAATGACATGTTTTATATTGGCATGCATGTTGGTAGTGTTAATGATGGCTATTTAGGATCTGGAACATGGTTGAAGAGAGCTATAGCGAAATACGGAAAAGAAAATTTTCATAGGATAATTATAGAAGAATGTGATACTTTCGAAGAACTTGCTAAAAAAGAGATTTATTGGATAGATTTATTTAGAACGTTCTATGGCGAAGAAATGCTTTACAATATAGCTGATGGCGGAGAAGGATTTAAAGGCCATCATACAAAAGAAACTAAATTAAAAATGTCTAAATCACATCAGGATGTCCAGCTTTCAGAAAATCATAGCCGCAGAATTTCGGAAGTATTATCTGATGGTAGACTGAAGGGCATAAATAAGGGTAGAGAACAATCTATTGAAGTTCGAATGAAAAGGTCTAAGACTTTGTCTGATGGTAGAATGGCAGGAAAAAATAGCCCGAATTGGGGTAAAAAGCAGTCAGAAGAGGCTAATAAGAAAAGATCGATAGCAATGAAAGGGAAGAATAAAGGTAAAATAGCATGGAACAAAGGTCAAAGATGTTTAGAAATTTCTGAAAGACAACGAGGCCAAAACAATCCAATGAGTAAATCTAATAGAGAACGCAGAAGAATGGGAGAATTTCAATGTCTTCAAATGAAACAAAGCTAATCTTTATTAGAGACAGGACAATAATATTGACTTTTGATCTTCACCGTGACATCACAGGAGATCGAATCTTTTTTGCGATGAAAAGCGATCGAAACAACGATTACTACTGCATCGAACCCACAGAGTGCACAATAACCGATGCATGCCATGGGCTCTTCGAGCTCACAATCACCAACGACATGACTTCAGAGCTTTGCATAAGCAAGTATTATGGAGAACTCGTCAGGCTTACCGTAGAAGGCTCCTATCAAACACTTCAGAATTTCGACATTGATCTTCGAACAGAAATCATAAGTACTAGAGACATTTACTAAGGAATAATAGAATGAAAAGAATCTTTTCAGAGTTTGGCGACCTTTATGATGTACCAGCGGGTGGATCTGGCCAGTTCATCAAATGGAATGCTGATCGTACAGAAATAGAATACTCATCTGGAACAGCTTACTCAGGCTATTCTGGAATCAGTGGTTACTCTGGTTACTCAGGCACCGATGGTGATTCAGGATACTCTGGTCGCTCAGGCTACTCTGGAGAGGTAGGCGAAAGTGGCTATTCTGGTTATTCTGGAAAATCTGGTTTTTCAGGTCGAAGTGGCTCAGGTATTTCAGGTTATTCTGGCTCAGGTATTTCAGGCTATTCTGGTATCTCTGGCTACTCGGGACTTTCTGGTTTTAGTGGTTCTGAGTTTGTAGGTTCTTCGGGTTACTCAGGCTATTCTGGACTGAGTGGAGCTAGCACTTCAGGATACTCCGGTATCTCTGGCTATTCTGGTATCTCTGGCTACTCAGGAATAAGTGGCTATGTGGGAGCAAGAGGAACTTCTGGTTATTCTGGAATAAGTGGCTACGAAGGCGATAAGGGTGATTCTGGATACTCTGGAAGAAGTGGTTACAGTGGATTTTCAGGATTTTCCGGCATTTCAGGTTATTCAGGAACCAGTGGCTATTCAGGATACTCTGGTTATTCGTTTATTTGGAGAGGAATCTGGACTCTAGATACTGAGTATTATAAAGATGACGTAGTTAGAGACGTTGATGCTGGCTCAACATTTATCTGTATTCAGAGCCATACAAGCTCTTCAGGAACTGAGCCAGAATACATTCCGCCTGTTCTTCCATCTGGAACAGAACCATGGGAAGAATACTGGGCTTTGATGGCTGCTCAGGGAGACCAAGGTGTTGGATTCAACTGGAGAGACGAGTGGAACGATACGACAATCTATGTCGAATACGATGTGGTTCATTATAATGGTTCAACGTATGTTTGTATTCAACCAAGTCAAGATGACGAACCTGATTCTTCGCCTCTATACTGGAATCTATTTACAAGCTCAGGCTACTCAGGTTACTCAGGAATAAGTGGTTACAGTGGCTTCTCAGGAATCTCAGGCTATTCTGGATTTAGTGGATACTCTGGCTATTCTGGATTCAGTGGTTATTCTGGAATAAGTGGCTACAGTGGTAAAATAGGAACTTCAGGTTACAGCGGAATCTCAGGCTATTCTGGACGTTCAGGCTATAGTGGTTCTGGTGTTTCTGGATTTTCGGGCATTTCAGGATACAAAGGCGATTCTGGCTACTCTGGAATAAGTGGTTACTCTGGAATAAGCGGCTACTCTGGTATTTCTGGTTACAAGGGAGAAATGGGTGATTCAGGTTATTCAGGACTTTCTGGCTACAGTGGTTCTGGTGAATCTGGTTATTCTGGCATCTCTGGCTATTCTGGTGATAGCACATCTGGTTACAGCGGTATCTCTGGCATCTCGGGCTATT